GGTGTAGAAACTCTAAGTGTCCTAGAATAGACAAAGACTTTTCTAGGACACTTAGAGTTTCTTCACCTTCTTTGATACTGATTTTTTTATCGTGCAAAATGGTATCTTTAAAGTCGTGTTCTATGCCTTGTTTACAGGTAGGACATGATTCGTTGTTGTCATAAAAAGAAATTTCACTTTTAATTTTAGAAATGCGTTCTTTTACTTTTCTAATCATATCATACATGTTTGAATATCTGTATTCAAGATCTTTATACTCATGCAATTTAGTATAAATTTCTTCTAATTTTGAATTCAACTCTTCTATCACAATATTCATATTTTGAATATCAGTCAAATAATCATCTATAGTGTTTTGATTTATTTCGATTTGCTTTTTTGTGTTCTTTGCTAATGATTTAACATATTCTTTATGAATATTGATCTTATGCTGAACAACCTCAATTCTAGATGAAGTTTCTCGAATTTCATTCTTGTTATCTAGAATCTTTTGCTTTAATAAGGTATTCATAGCAGAAAAGATTTGCATGTCAAGAAGATCTTCAATAACTTCACGCCTTCCTCCAAGTGGAAGTTGCATAAATGGAACAAACGATCTTGACCCCAAAATAACAATTTGGGTAAAAGATTTAAAATTCCATTTGAGAATATGCTTTTCTAAATAATCTTGATAATCTCTATTAGCAGCATCTTGATTGATTAGAACATCATTTTGAAATATTTCAAAAATATTTGGTTTCATTCCACGTCTAATAAGAAACGATTTTCCACCAGTTTCAAATTCAATTTCTACTAAAAGGCCTTTTTGATTAATAGAATTAATTAATTGCGGCTTATTGATTTTTCTAAAAGGTTTGCCATATAGAGCAAATGTAATAGCTTCAATGATCGTACTTTTGCCATTACCATTCTTTCCCACGATCAGCGTCGTGGGATCAGAATCCAACGAAATTTCAGTAAAAACATTTCCTGTAGATAGAAGATTCTTCCATCTAACTTTCTTGAAATTGATAAACAAATATTAATCCTTAAACTAAATTTTGTGCTTCAAAATATAAAGATTGCATCATATTGGATGCTCGATTTCGTTGTTCGTCGTCTTGAACATCTAGATACTTTTTAAGAAGAGTTAATGTGTCTTCTTTCTCTAGGAAATCATCTTCAGAGTCATTTAAAATATATGACGTGTCGTCGATAATTTGAATTGATGCTGGATTAGCTTTTTCAAGCTTATCGACCAATATATCAAACCAATATGGATTATTTTTCTCTAAAACATGAATCTTAACATAAGTATCTGTTAGAGATGAAAAATCAAAATCTTGAATTTCTTCTAATGTTAATATAGAGTCATTATAAAAGATTTTATTGAACATTGTATATGGATTTGGAATAAATGTCAACTCTAAAGTTTCAGTATCAAAAATATGAAATCCTTTAGTATCATTATAGTCTGACCACGTCATTTCATAAGGACATCCTAAATAATTGATGTTACCCTTTGTTGATTTGTGATGATAATGACCTGAGCATACAACGTCAAATTTGTCAAAAATATTAGAATCCATACCATGTTCAATGATTCCTCCTTTATACATTTCAAATCCAGCTAATTCCAGGTGTCCAAAAAGAACTCTAGCAGATGTAGAATTCATGAGTTCTATGGCGTCATTCATATTATCCTGACACATCCAAGGCATCATAATAATTTTGGTATTTCCAAGTTCAACTTCTGTAGGAGAAGAGTGAACCGTTATGTTGGAATAATTTGAAAACAACAAATCTGGAGAATTTACCAAAAGAGTGTTCTTGAAATAAGAACAATGGTTTCCTACGATTATATGATGAGAAATATTTCTTTTTGCAATTTCATCAAACCAAAAATCTTTGGACATATAAAAGGCATTGAAGTTGATATACTTTCTATGTTCAAAAGTATCACCCAAATCAACAATGACTTGAATACCATGCTCATCAATGTATGGAAAGAAAATTTCTCTATAAAACTTTTCCATAAATGAATGGATTAAAATAGAAGAATTTCTCACACCAAAAGTGCTGGTCAGTGATTAATGCAATTTTCATTATTACCGACGCCTCCTTTCATTTTACAATTGTCAAAGTGCCATCTTTTTCCACCAACTATTCTATTACAGTGTGGGCACTCGTATTTTCTGCCTTTAAATGTAGATACCAATTCCCCAGAAACATATCTAGGATCAGAGGTAGATATTCTAAAAACATTGTTATTTTCATCTTTAGCTAGAATAAATCCCTTGTTTATAGATACCAATTCCCCAGAAACATATCTAGGATCGTCTAATTTAACTTTTAGGATATTTCCAACCAAATCTTTAACTATAACAGTTTTAGCATGTTTTTCCTTAACATGAGATAAATGAGCTGGATTATTGTTTTTCATAACATCAAATATTCTGGATCCAGGTTTAGTTTTAGTTCCTTTTTTCTTTTTAGGCGGTGCGTTTCCACCAAGTGTCATATTATATGAATATGAATCTTCTACACATTTTTGATCAACGTATATACTTTCTTGAAAATATAAATCTTTTCTATCTTTGCATATATGTAATATTTCCTTTTTAAAATTCTCTATCCCATATTTGTCTATAGCCTGCTTTAGCAATTTACCAGACCCCATATAATCATCGTTAAAATTTGTTGTTTCATGTGCACCAATATAGTATTTTCCATTTTGAATATTTGTTATTTTGTAGATATAAAAAATCTTATTCATATTCTAAACCTCCTATTTAGAATATTTATAGATTTCACTTATCTACAATTATTTGTGTGATAAAGTGTTGATCTGTAATCAGAGCAATTTTCACTTAGGCGTGTCCTTTTCAAATTGCTTAAGGTGTTTGTCAATTTCATCTCTAACATTCTTAAGATTAGTGTAATAGTTAAATCTAACCTTAATGTCGGTCTTCTTATTACTCATATTTGTAATATAATCTTGAATAATCAATGGCAATGAATTAAACATTTTCAATCTCTTCTTCTATAAAGGTTTCTATTCCTTTTTTCTTCTTGGCAATTTCTTTTTTTCTTTTAAGATTTGCTTCAAATGAACTAATTACACCAATAGCAACTTCATCATATCCAGCGTTAGACACTATGTTATCATCATAATCCTGAAACACGTGTTGATCATATGATGTTTTTGCATTTTCTAAAGATTTGTATTTTACATATTGCTCACGTTTCTCAATATTGATTCGATTAACGAAAGCATGCCATGCACATTGTGTAAAGAATGCAAAAGGATTCGACCATTTTTCATGATCGAATTTTCTAACATTCTTAATGCAAATAGCTAGAGCATCACACACCATCTCATCTCTATAAGAATAATTGATGAATTGGTGTTTATAAGATAAACCGTTACAAATCTTGTATATGCACTCTGCAATATAATTTGGAATTTTTGGAATTTCTTTTCCATCAGCTTCGAATTGTTTGCATTTATCCAAATAAATGCTTATCTCAGCATAAAATTTCTTATTGTCCACATAGTGGATATTATTCTTTTTACCCATTTTACTCACCTACACTATTTTGAAATTATACACAACTTTTTTCAATCTGTACACACTTTTTTGTTTACAAATCTGGCAAGCTGTGTATAATTGGTAATACCAGAACAAAAGTATATAGGGTGTTAATTCATAGTCTTAAATGACATGGTTTCTAAATTATAATCTGTATCTAGATCTTCAGAACCATAATGATGAAGATTATTCTTAGCTTCAATCATTTTGTTAATATTCTTAGTATAAAAATCACTAATATCTTTAGAAGCTTCTAAAACATAAACTAGAGCTGTTGAATAAATTGTTACTTCTTCATCTGAAGAGAATTCATTGAGAAGCATATAATATGTGCTTGATGGTTCATCGATAGACTCATAAGCTACAATCGCTTTGATAGCATTCTTAAGAATAATTCCACCGGTTGGTGTATATCCAATTTTTTCACCAATGATATTTTCACCGGTAACAGTTTTTACGACTTGAATCATTATTTAATCTCCAATGTATTAATTTCAACGTCAAAATTCTCTGAAGCGTAAATCTTCAGTCTTTCTCTAAGATGTCTGAGAGTAAAGTTTTCTTTTTTCTTATAGGATAAATCATCCCCAATATCAAATAGATATACCTGATCAATTTCTGGATGAAGTCTTAGCAGTCTTCCTAAAGCTTGTAGCACGGTTGTTCTAGATTTAGAAGGAGCTTGCGCTATCATATATTTTATCTTATTTATAGACACCCCGGTGGAAGTTGTTCCGAGTGACGCTAGCAGGATTACATCATCTTGAGATTCCATGGCGTGTCTGATATTCTCTCTAATTTTTACGTCCACAGAGCCATCGATGATATAAAGAGGCGAGGTGTTATCATCTAGCAAATCATATAAAGTTTTTCCTTGATCTACAAGCTTGAAGAATATGAGTTTGTTGCCTTTAAGAGTTTTTGCTAATTTTTTAACAAAATTGTTTCTAGATTTAAGTTTTGTTAGAAATTTGATTTCATCAGCATAAGATAAACCCTTAGCCAATTCTCGTGTTTCTTCTGAATGTTTAAGAATGATAACTTTGATTTTTAGCTTCGGTGCGTAATCTTGCTCTATCAATTCGGCTGTCGATATGGCTCTAAATGCTGGACCGAAAAGACCTTCAATTGTAGCCTCATTTAATGGATCACCATCTAGTGTTCCGGTTGTTCCAAATCTATAATGACAATTTACAAGTTTTTCCAAAATAGATTTCAAAATGGTGGCTTTACATGTATGCGCTTCATCACCAAAAACTAAATCGAATTGAGGATACCAATTATTCGGAACCTTATATTTTCCGTTATCGATTGAATGCCAAGTTGTAATAACAATGTCTGCATCAATATTAGCATCTTTTGAGAGACCGTCTGTAGATTTATGAATTTTTCCTTTGAATCCATAGGACACAAAATCTGAAGCCATTTGCTCAACTAGAGACGTTCTTGGAACTATAATCAGAGCTTTTTTATTCTTAAACCATTGAGTGATCACGTAAATCATATAGCTTTTACCAGATGATGTTGGTGATATCAGTGTTCTTCTTTTAGCTGAGATGCATTTTGTTATGGATTCTATTTGATAATCACGACTTTGAAATTTTTCAGGAATATCTAAAGTGGAAATGAATTTTAAGATATCATCTTCATTCACATCATCATATTCGAATTCTCTATCAAATGAAAATCCATAATTTCTAGAATCACAGAATTTTTTAACTCTTTTAGCCAAACCGGCTAACATAATTCCAGTGTATCTGTTTACAAGAGAAATATTTCCATCCCATACACGAGCTTTATATTTTGGATGAAACTGATAATTTGGAGCTTTCCATTGAAAAGCATCGGCCAGTTCCATTATGATTCCTGGCTCGGCTTCAATCTTCATATGAACGGGGTTAAGATATCTTAAATGTATATGATCACTTTTCATTATGCTCCAGATTGGAATCTGATAAAGTCAATCGAATTTTTGATATTAAATCCTCTATCTCTAAGGGATTTAATGATTGAATCTATGAGACCAACCTTCTCCTTTTGTAAACCAATTTTTAAAGAAATATTGATGATATTTTCATCTGCATCTAGATAACGATCAATTTCACTCTTGAGAATTTTTTTACGAGAAAATTCTTTGAATTCTTCTGTCCACTTATATTTGGCCAGAGTATCGTCATCGATAGATCCACTATAAAAATCATAACGATCCTTATAGAGAATTTTATATTCAGATTCCATTTTTATGAGTCTAGCTTTTTCAGCAATGTATATTTTGTAATATTTATTGTGTAATTTGGGAATATTTAGAGATTCTTCGTCTAAGCGATTTCTATCTAATTTTGAATCTTTATCCCATTCTTCAAAAATTTGTTCAATATTCATGACAACTCCAATACAAAAATAATTTGGATTATATCATGATGGTGATTATTGTACAACAGTTTTTATGCTAAATGTAGAATATTTAAATGTAACTTCTGCAGAAACATAGTTGGAACCATTATCTATATCAAATGCCATATCAAACCCAGATAAAGAAATGGGATTCAAATCTATGAATTTAAATTCAAGTGCTGCATCACCAAATGCATTGAGAATATGTAACGACGCATCTTCTTGAATTTCATCCAACGCTGCATATTGAGTGAATGAGACAGGCTTACCTAAACCAATAAGCCAATTATATAATTCTATCCAATTAGACATGTCTGATGCAACTTTAAATCTACATGTTAATTCATCGAATTCAATTTTTCCAGATGGAACATTTTGAGAATGAAACATTGTCGGTGAAGACAAATCATTAGCCAATTCTAACCCTGGAACATTTATTCCAGAAACATATTCACTGAATGCCGGCATAGAATTTATCGAAAATTTAAATTTGTTGGGAGATAAAAAACTTTTGCAAGACATCTATTTTTCCTATGTACATTCTAAGTCAATATATTTATAATGAAAAAATAAATGGAGATCGAAATGCAAAAGACCACTTTTGATGTTGATTATAAATATAAAAAGCCTGGTGGAACCATGGCAGCTCGTATGAAGCGGTCGGGCTCTGTTCAAATCACTCTTAAAACTTCAACGTCTGAATTTGCAATTCAAAATTATCTCCAGGAATGTCATCCTGGATGCGAAATTACAATTATGAGCATAAAATGGAAATAGCGAAAAAACTAACACGGTGGTTTTTAAAAAGGAGATGGGTATCCCAATTAGATATTATTGGATATGATTTTGTTTCATATCATGATGCTATGCAAAAATTTGTAGATGTATCAGTGCAAAATCCTACTCAGTGGTTTATTCCAAAGGGTGTAGGAATTGCTGTTTATACTAAAAAAGGCCTTTATGTTGCTGCACATGATTGGTTTGTGGCTCAACTTGAAGCCGGAGAGAATGCAATCCCAGAAGGAGTTTATGATGAAAGTGAACACTGAAGCTGATGAGCCTGCCCCCGCCGCTCCCGCCTCTCAGATCAAGAAGGAATAATAGACATATGAGCCCAGCAGAAGCGTCGAAACTCCGTAAGGGAGATCGCATTTTGGTTAAGATGACAGTTAAAGATGTCAACACGATAGACGGAATTGTAACTTGCATGTCTACAGTGTATCCTACCAGCGACCAATGCATAGACACAGATTATATTGTAGTAGTCCTCTCCAAACATTTAGAGGTTGGAGATAGAGTGAAATATGATGAATATGACATTGGAACAATTATCTCTATTTTTAATGAATATGCATTTGTTAAATGGGACAATCATCCCATGCCGGAAGTATATTACCTATCTGACTTACACTTCGTAAAAGAAGAGGAGAAACTTGTTGAGCAGCGCTGACGATGAATATAGCAAAATTGATATCGATGATTTGATTCTTTCTCCTGAAAAAGAGAGAGAACTTGTAGAAAATCTTTTTGCAGAAGTAGATTATGATATCTACAAAGAAGTTTTTTATCATTGTGATGATCCTGAGGAAAATCAACATATAGTTGACAACATGATGAGTCTAATATATTTTGCTTTAGAAGATCACATAGCTCAAATGGTTAGAGCAGCCGTCTCTAAAACGGAAAGTTGAGGGTTCAAGTCCCTCTGTGATCGCCATTTTTATGGGCCATAGGCTCTCCGGCTGAGCAAACGACTCTTAATCGTTTTATGGACTGGGTTCGATTCCCAGATGGCCTACGGGTCTGTAGGTAAGTGGATGAAACCAAACGACTTTTAATCGTTTCATGTTAACAGCATGCGCGTCGGTTCGAATCCGACCAGACCCTCCAAATTTAGGATAGAAATATGAATAGAATTGTTGATAAGAAAAATCGTGTATGGATTCACCAATATGGTGATATGTATGCGTCTGAGTCATTTAAGATTCGAGATGAAATTATTCCGGTAGGAAGAATTTTACGCCATAGGGTTGACATTCTCGGTCTTAGATATATATAATTTAGTATCAATTTACTTAACCAGGGAAAACTACGACATGATGTAGATTATAAAACCTCCTTAACGTCCTTTGAAAGTTTTAAGACACTATTATTCTCAAAATTATCAAAGGAAAATGACTATGTTAGATCAAAATAAAATTATTTCAGACTGGAAAACTAAAGCTCAACTTAAGCAAAATTCTTCTGTGGATTACATTTATTATGCTGTCCTTAGAGGATATCTATCAGGAAAATCTCCTGAAAAAGTTGCTGAGTATTTGGTTAGAGCCTTTTCTCCAGTTAAAAATGCTATTAAATTAGCAAATGGAAGATATCCGTATGATACTCTTCGTAATAATTTCCATGCATTATCATACTATCGATATGGATTGGACGCTCTTTTAACGGAGCAACAAAAACGCGAACTCGTTCTTTATCGCGAAAATATCAGAAGGAATCTACCATAATGTCTAATTATCAATACCAATTTGTGCGACAGGATATTCCTGTCGCCACTCAAATTATTCAAATGGCTCATGCCGTAGATAGAATGTCTCTTCGTCTTAAGTATGAAGATGATGTTGCTAGAACTGTTCTCATTGGTGTTCCAAATGAAGAAGCACTTATGGATGTTTATACATATCTTAGACTTAAGTGCTTCTTC